AGTTGAAGAAGCTCAAGCCCAAGCGCAAGTAAAGAAGCGGAAGCCTCTTCAGTACAAGCTGCCATTGCGAGCTTCCCGCAGGAAGCGCAAGAAGAGTAATAGTGAGCTCATTGAAGCTGTGTTGGTGGATGCTGATACCGATGCAGTTATCGAAAGCACTACTGGTGCTGAGCAGGCTGCAGCTCTTGCTCGCAAGGAAGAGCTCGCCCCTGTGGTAGAAAAGGCCACAGCGGCTGTCGAGAAGATGACTGATGAATCCATTGCTGCTCGAGTTGAGCAGGCAAAGGAAGGCGACGAACAAGCCCAGCTGGTCGTGGAAGCTGTTGGTCGTACTGACATCACCCGTCTTCCCGATGAGGTGATTGCTGAAGAAGATCAGCCAGTCGTTAAGGTACTTCGTGATCTCAAGGACACAAAGATCAACGACACGTCCAATCAGATCCTGGAGGAGGGCTTCAGTGGTACCAAGAACAGTCGTGGTGTTCGTGGTTATCTCCAAGGCATTCTGAATCATGCGCGCACGGTGGGTGACACACAGAATGAAGCGGCCACTAACCTGGCACGCTTTGTGGCGCATTTGGCGAAGAGGGCTAATGCCTTCCAGGAGGCGTTGAACCAGCCAGGTGATGTGGTTGAGGTCGCTGGTACCAAGACCCGGGATGCTGAAGGCAAGTTGACTGAGAAGCCTTTCATCATCCGCAAAAACAACCAGAATTCAATGGCTGTTGTGAATCGAGTGCTTGAAGACGCCGCTCGTGCACAAAATGCCTTGGCCATTGCTAAGCAGCGGTTCCCTGAGATGTTCAAGGGTACTGAGGAAGCGCCCGTCGCTGACGCTTCGCCTACGCCTACGGCTACGGCTCGCGTCGCTCCGGTCGCAGAAGAGCTTTCTCTGGTGGAGGAAGAAAATACTCCTCCGCCTACTCAGGAAGATTTCACCGACAACGCTCCGGGCGAGGAAGGTCTGTTCCCGGATCAGTACAAGATGCCGAACAGCACTCGCTTTGAAAGCGAGACTGGCTTGATTGATGTCGACATGACAGGTGACGTCTGGCAGATCACTAACACGTTCACTCCGGAAGCTGCTCGTAAGTCTGGGGCTGGTCGTGCACGTATGTTGATGGTTGCTCGCATGGCCGCTGAGGCCGGAAAGCAACTCAATGGTGATAACTCAGTTCATCCCAGCGCATTGCGCATGAATCTGCGTATGATCGACGCTGGTCTGATCACCGCTGAGTTTGATCGTGCAGCAGTAGAAGCAGCCATTGAAAACAACAGTACACTTCGCCGTGATGATGGAGTGTTTAGGAACATCAAGCCGGTTGAAGAGACACCTGCACAAGCAGCAACTGCTCCTACTACGGAATCCGTAACGCCAGCTCCCGTTGAGACAAATCCTCTGATGGATGAAACTGGCTGGATCAGCCCGGCCTTCATGACTGCTTTTGAAGTGGATCCTGAAGCGTCGATCGGCAAGACCCTCGAGGGCCTCAGCGTAGAAGATCAGCAGAAGCTTCGTGCAGCTGCCAAGAGCGTGCTCAAGGCACTCAACTCAGTCCTGACTGCAGGTATTGAGAAGAACGCAGCGAAACTGGAAGAAGCTCTGACGAAGCCCTGGGGTGTGTGGGCTCATGCGTGGGTGAAGGAAGGAGATGGATATGCTGTCCAACAGCAGCTCCGTCAGGCATTTGCAATTGCAGCTGCGCTTCACATGTTCCGTGCTCCTAGCCGGTACGACGAGACAACCATAATCCAGGATGGCGAAGTAAACCGCGCAGCTACTCCTCATGCTTGGGCAAGAGAGATTGCGCGTGACGCAATGCTGTTGCTCGGTGTGAAGCCGAACACCCGAGAGAGTGAAACTATCACTCAGGGTCTGATGCTTTCACTTGGCTTGAGTTCTGTTCAGGCACTCGTGAATGACAACAACGCAACAGTCGAAAAGGTGCAGATGGCCGATGGTCGTACCTTCAATGTGCTGATGCCCACTCCAGAAATGGCGCAGGAGGCAACAAAGCGCGAGACTCTTGGGTTCGTTGATCGTGTGAATCAGGCAATCAAGGGTGAGCGTGAGTTTGGTGCCAGTCTCGAGCCAGTCACTGAAGTCGCACAGCGCGTCAACTACAGCCAGACGCCAACGAGCGATAGCCAGAAGACGTCGCTGAACAACCGTAACAATGTGCCCCACTTCCTGAATCCGACCTTGGCCAAGTTCCTTGGCAAGATTGGGGAGAATGGCATTCGTCGATTGCTGATGGGAGCTCTCCCGCGCAATGATATGCCACCGGCTGTCCAGGAGATTCTGGAAGCCCAGCAGCGTGGTATCGACCTTGAGATTGCTGCTCTGAACCACTACTCGGATCTGCTTGGAGATAACGTCGAGCAGGCTCTGTACTGGGAATACGGAATGAGCATCAACGGTCGTACCGTTTCGAAGCTCGGTCCCCAAGGCTACAAGATTCTTCGTGACCTGTTTTCCTCTGCCAAGGCGTCGCTCAACCTCAATGAAAAGAGTCAGTTCGACGCACTGAAGATGACCATTGCTCAGGCATTGGGTGCCAAGACGGACATCCAGAGTCCTGCAGCAGTACTTGAGGATTACAAGAAGCTTGCTGAGCTCTGGGGCGAGAAGGCTATTGCCCTTGTGGATGCCCTCGAGAGTGGAGAGAAGGTGTACCCACTACTCGAGCGTGCAGAAGCCTATTCGCCTCGTGAGCTCAATGGACTACTCACTCTGGGTCAGCTGCTGAAGTATGAGCAGCAGCACAAGTTGAAGCGGCCGGTTGATGGTCGAATCTTCAAGTTGAATGCTCCCGAGTTTGTCAGCTTCCTGCCGTTTGAGATTGACGGCAAGACCAACGGTGCATTCAACACTGAGATGTTGTACGGCTTGGCTGAGATTGTTCCAGTCAACCTTGAGCAAGGCGGTTTATTCCTGGGCAAGTCAGGCACCACCTGGGGCGAAGAGTTCGCCAACATGGTGACCAAGTACGGGAACAAGGACCTATATGAGCGAGTGGCTCGTAGAGCGATTCCCGTGCTTCACGCCAACTGGGCCAAGTTGCTCAAGAAGTTCCCTGGTCTGGCATCCAGCATCAAGGAAAATGAAACGCTCCTCATCTTGTCTGGGATGCTGGCTCCAGATGGCAAGTCGTTTTTGCGCGAAGCGTCCAAGACCGCTTCCAACCCGATCGTCTATGGCGCAGGTGTGGGAGGTGTAGCTAACCAGCTGAAGAGCGATATGAAGCTCAACCTCGTAACTGAGTGGTTGAAGCTCGATTACATGGTAAGCAAGGATCCCACTAACGCTAAACTTCGCCTTGAGCGGGACAAGTACGCACATTGGCTTGGCGTGGATGAGTCGACGTGGGACTACACGGCTAAGGCCGCCGCTGAAGCTTTGCTCGAAGCCTATCGCAGTGAGAAGCCAGTTGTAACAGCTGTTACCGGATTGATGGTGAAAATCACCAATCTCGGTTATGCGGTGAAGAAAGCCCAGTGGGACAGCCAGCACAACAAGGCATTAACTGCTGCTGAGCGCAACAAGGACCTTACCGAGAAGCAGGCCAAGTGGGCGCTGTCTCGAGCTGAATACCAGCGCATTAATGGCAACACGCTGTCGATGACCTTCAGCACAGCTGCCAGCGATGTGGGCGTCAACCTGGATGACGTTGAGAACCAGCCAGATGCTTTCCGAGTAGGAGGTCTTGGTACATCGTTCCAGGCATCCCTTGACCTGCCTCAGCCGTCAGTTCCTGGTGTACGAATCCTTGCATTGCTCACACAGGCAGCTGGTGACGGTGCCATGGGTAACGAGTTCCTGCAGCAGTTCCGCGCAGTGACCGACGTCTATGACGGTATCGAGTTCAAGGTGAATGAGTTCATGCAGGGTGGACAGGGGCTCAATGCCGCCGTCTGGAAAACTCTTCAGCATGACGTGCTTCAGGATTTCGTGACCGTCAGTGAGCGGATCCTCAATGACATCGCCAACATTGGGGAGACGGAACAGAACCTCATCCTGGAAGCGTATAACAGCACCATCCCGAATGAGAAACACCACCTCACGAGCTGGAAACAGTTCCTTGGTGAAGTCGGCACAGTCGACCGCAAGATTCGTGAAGCCCATACGGCTCAGAAGGAAGGTCTGGCTAAACTGAAGAGCCAGCCCAATACCGTGCTGCAGATGGGTGGTGGCGAAGGCTACACCACAGATGTGGTCACCCGAGATAACGTGCGTCAGCCTGACTTCCGTCTGAACTGGAATAAGGCTGTTGGTGCCGTATTCGAACTCAACAACGGTAAGTTGGACAGAACCAACATCATTGCGATGATGGATGGCGTCAAGTGGAAGAACCCCATACAGAAGCTGGTGTGGAACCGCCTGCGTAAGTTACTCCCGGCTGGTGTAACGATCAGCTTGGCGAAGAACCAGGCTGAGTGGGAAGCCTTTGGCCTGACTAATAGGCCATATGGCACGGTGAACGGTGTTGCTCGTGGTGACCAGATCTATATGGCAACCGCGTCACCCGCCATCATGTTGCACGAGCTCTTCCATAGTGTATTCAGCACTACGTTGAACCAATACTTCGCTAACATCAATCAAGTGCCGGTAGAGCTCCGTGGTCCGATCAACGACCTGGTACAGCTATTGAATCGGTTTAAGAGCCTCTCAGGCATTGAAGTAGAGCGAGTGCAGGCAATCATCCGCCGTCATGAGTTCGTCGGTGACACTGCTCGAGCCATCGATGAGCTGATGGCTTACAGTCTTACTGAGACAACGCTACTCAACGAGCTTAGCCCCGGCTTCGCTTCTCGCGTGATCAATCGGATCAAGCAGGTGTTGTGGGGGTTGATTGGCAAAGATGTGCCCAGCAGCTACCTGGATGAGGTGCTAACTGTCTTTGAGAATCTGTCAGGAGATCTGGAAACGGATGTAGTTGAAACAACCGAGATCCGAGATCACGTCAACCCGCTCGAGAACTTGACGGCCTCGGCATTCGCTGCCCTTGCCCAGAAGATTGCTCGTGGTCAGCGGTACAAGACTCCCCCGGCCAACACCAGCCACCTGACTGAAGTGATGCAGAAGTACAGCCTGACTGCCGATCAGCAGATGCTATACAACCGCGTCTACACCTTACTGCGAATGGAAACTCGCCCTGCGGAGCTGGAGCAGTTTGTCTCGACGACTCTTTCCTCTCACCCGGATGCGAATCTGTTCAATGGGGCCAAGGATGTAGTGGCCTCTGTCATGGCATTGGCTGCAGTGGAACCCAGCTTCAAGGCACAGTTGGAAAGCATTGCTTTACAGCAGCAGGGTGTACCAACGATTGCCAACCAGCTCATTGAAAAGGCTCTTGGGACTTCATCTTTGACGAGTGTCGATGAGATGTTGTCTCGCACGTTCAGTGAGATGATCCAAGACAGTGAATACAAGATGTCATTGCTGGGTACCGTGTTGAAACGCGGTGACCGCCTTGGTAACACCTGGCTCGAGAAAATTGGTGAGAAGTCTTACCAGGCTGCACAAGGAGCTCCCCGTGGCGTATCCGATGTTCTTAATGGCATCTACGCTCTGACCACTGAGACTGGTTCGACTGCTTTTGGACGAACCCTGATCACGGCCGTCAATGAATTTACTGATCAGCGATGGCTGCAGGATCTGATGGCCGCATTGGTTGGATCGCAAGACGATACCAACACTGTGTACCGTCAAGTAAACACAATGAAGAGCAACATTGCTCAAACCCGTTCAATGTTCACCACCACGCTTCCGCTACAGCTGCGTAATCTCTTTCCAGAGAGCTTTGACGGATGGAACAACTTGTTCAAGCACTTCGGTCGGCTGGACGTGTCCGTACTTGGCGAGAGTGCAGCTGAGATGTACAGCGATGATGCCGCACGACGTCGCATGATCACTGCACTGAAGTCAAAGGTGAGCAACTGGCGTGATGCCGAAAATCTTGGCCACTACATGGCTCACGGTAAAGTGGTTCCTGGAAGCACGCTTCCTTTGCTTCGTAACGCCCGAGCAATTGCAGATGACCTGAATGGCAGAAAGAGAGTTGCCTCAGATAGCCTGGTGGCAGATGTAGATCAATTGGCAACACTCTTTGCCATTGAGTTCCTCAATGAGTCTGACCGTACGCGTATTGCTGGCTATTACGCCCAGCATCCCGATGCCATGAGTCATCTCAGTGGAATGCTTAAGAAGATCAATGAAGAAGACGCAAAGCAATACCGTAACGAGTACCGTTACACCTACTGGAAGGGCAACCTGCCCCTGACCACAGATCCCCGCACTTCCATTGTGTTGGCTGGAACAGTGAAGGGAGCTGCCCTCGAGGCCCTTGGCTACACGCGAGGTAAGAAGTACGTCCAGACTGCGGGAGATCCCGCAACGGATATGTACTACTACACACGCAAGTATGCACCGCCCCCGGTATTCACGCAGGGCATCCTCAACACGGTTCAACAGACCGCGATGGGCATCAACTACACCACAGCAGCGACCATCACTCCTGAAGTGGGCACAATGATCACCAGCCCGCGTCTGGTTCGGTACATTCAGAACAACCAAGGCAGAGATAGCACCTTGGTTCCGGTGTTCAACTTCGATGGCGACATCGTGGCCTATGAGCGTCTGTTGGACAGAAAGCTCGTACAGGAAGTGACCAACGGCGAAAACACCATGCTCCACCTTGCCATCGGCTCAAAGCTTGGCCGCATCATGGAAGAGCGATTGGCTACCCGGTTCAACCAGGCAGCTATCAACATCCTCGTTCAGCAGTGGGAGAAAGGAAAGGCGGAAGGAGAAGAGGCTCAGTACGAGGCTGTGAATAGCACTTCCGACAAGCAGGTTGCTCGAGCATGGGAAGTTATCCCAGCTGTGACCAAACGTGCCCTAGAAGATGCGTTTGGTGGAGAGGTGATGATCCGAAAGGATCTGATCGCCAACACGTTGGGCTACCACAAGGTAGGCGTGGGTGATGTATTCACTGGCGACGCATCTCTGAGCGATACGGCTCGCAAGGCGATGTATGGTCTGGCTCAAACCTTAATGGGGCCTGGAGCTGCCAAGATTCTCTATGCCGCTGAAAGCGCCATTAAGGAAGGTGTTGGTACTGCAAGGGACTTCATCATCGTTAGGTCTCTATCAGTTGCCATCAACAATGCGATGGCTTCGATGCACCTGGTTCTGGCGAATGGCGTACCGATAGGTGAGCTCATCAAGAGCTACCGGGAAGGAATGCGTGACGTGAGGGCCTACGGAAGGCTCCAGAAGGAGATCATCGAGCTGACGGTCAAGATTGCGGGGGCTACTGGAGATGAGCGCCAGCGTCTCCGTACGCTCCAGGACGGCAAGCGTGAAGCGATCCGTCGTCTGGCAATCTATCCGTTGATCGAAGCAGGCGAGCTTAATGACCTTCCAGAAGGCTTAACGGAAACCCCGAGTCACACCTACCTTGGTGATTTTTCAGGGTGGCTTAATAATCACCTCAAGAAGATTCATCCAAAGGCTCCGATGGCTGTAGCCAATCTGGCCATTGCCAAGGACAGTGAATTCCATGATGCCCTGTCCAAGGCAATTCAGGCTGGTGACTTCCTGGGTCGGTGGGCGGTATACAAGCATATGGTCAAGAGTGGGGCCACTCCTGAAGTAGCTCGAGATGTGGTGCGGGACGAATTCGTGTCATACACAACGAACCCGGGTAGGTTCAGAGGTGCCCTGGAGGACTATGGTTTGGTTTGGTGGACGCAGTTTACGATACGAGCACAGAAGGTGCTCCTGCGACGGTTCCGACGTAACCCGTTCTCATTCTTTGTATCTCAGCTTGGTGCTGATGTAGCAGGCAGCGTTGGACCACTGGATGGGTCCATTACGGAACGTGGGTGGGATAACTCTACGGGACTGGATCAGGCGATTGGATCTCCGAGTGCTCATATATGGGCGAAGGTCTTTTAACGATTTTTTCCTGTGCCCAGCGTTGATGAGTTTCCTGGAATTCAGCTTCGTGCTCTGGGCAGAGTTTTACCCAGGCTTCACGATGTAACTCAGACAGACAGCCACACTTATGCTTCACTGTCTTCATCGAAGATCTTCTACCTGGCAGTGGATTTCGTAACGAATCTTAGTTCCGTCGCTCTCATAGGCTTTAGTGATCCAAGTGAGAGGATCCCATCGGAAGACCATTCCTTTAGTAAGATGTTTCCACTCGCTCAGAGTTCGGGACTTGTACTGTCCATCACTCAGATCGATGCCTGGGATGAAGTCTCCCAGGCGTCGATTTATGCCCATGATCAGGCTGCCAGTCGGCTATCGGCCAGACGGAAGCCCAGGAGCGGCCACACCTGGCGAACAGCATCCTGGCGAGCAATCCGACGACCAATGTCCGGATCGAACAGTGCACCGTCGACACAGGCGCTCTTGCCCACGACGGTATAACCGTTGTTGAGAACCAGAATGCATAACGTCAACTGACTGAGTGCCCGGTCATTGCTCAGCATGTACTGACCAGGAACGAAGAAGTGCTCGCTACGAATGTTCTGTTCCACTTCGCTCTCAGTGACTGAAGCAGGAGGACTGGTGAGCATCGGTTCAGCTTCCTCTTCACCACGAAGCTGTCGCAGTTCAGCTGCTGCGTCAACGTCGTCGAGAAGAGCTAGACCTGGCAGACCGCCCTTAATGACAGCCGGACGAAACACATGTTCGAAGTCGTTGATGAGCTCGTTGAGCTGTTCGTATGTCGCGGCACTCGGTACGATACCGATGATCCGGTCAAAGCTGGCTCGGCGGTAGTTATTGTTCACCATCCACTGGAGAAGCTCGATAAGGAGAGAATGCATGATTGCCTCGCTGGGTCGGTTGCTAGTAATCGTCGTCGTCGCAGTAGTCACGATCAGGTTCTGCATCGTAATCTTCTGCGACTTGATCACGGAGCAGTTCAAGCGTGTCTTCCGAAAGCGCGTTTAAGATGTTCACGCCTCCAAGCATCACACGATCAATCTGAAATTCGGGTGGTTCTGCGGGCTGACCTCCACATGAATAGGTCGGTCCCTGTGCTGGGTATCCTCTTGAAAGCAGGGTGTACTCAACCTCTACATCGAGTACAAGCTCGGTATTGATTGTTCCGCTCATTTGATAGGCTCCAGTCGAGCAGCAGGAGCTAACGGTTTGTTGCCCAACTTCTCGTGCAGTTCCTGGGAAATGGCAAGTGAACGCCACGCAAGAGCATTACACTCGATAAGAATCGCTTCTTCGATAGGTAGATCAAGCAACTCTTCTGCCTTCTCGTCAAAGTTGTAGACGTAGGTGGGAACAGTTGTTTGACCTCGCTCTCGGGCGGCCAGCAGATCTTGCATATCCATCAGATGACGTTGTACACAATCCATGTGCTGTGTTGAAACGTAGCGAAGATGAACCAAACCCCCATCGTTGTATTTGGCTCCACCGATGTAAGAGTGTTTGGCTACACCTGCCAAAGCAGCAGGAAAATAAGCTAGACAGCCACTCGAGACGGGGTAGTAATACCGCGTCTTCGAATCATCAGGGAGAGTTTTCATGAGAGCCCTACACAGAAAGAGGGATGCGTGGAGCAGGATGATACGTCTGAAGCTTAATGTCCGCTAGTGTTTCAAATCTGCTCAAGAACCGGTGGTAGATGGTCTTGGGCTCATACTGGTAGATGCCCGTTTCCATGCCATCACGTACATTCATTTCGAATGCTGCAGCTTCACGATCATAGTGCTTGACGATCGTATCCATGAGCTCAGGATTGCAGCCGAAGTGCTCGATGATCATTTTGCTGGTTGCGTGCTCACGGCGGTTGTACTCCGCCAGCTCTGGCAGACGCTTGAGGTGATAATTCACATCACCAAAGACATACTCAGCTGCATCATGTAACAAGCAGGCCAGCTGAACTTCTTTGTTGTGGTTATTCACCATGGCCATGTCAGCTACAAGGATGCTGTGTTGAGCCACACTGTAGTGAAACGGGAAAGCTCCGGTATAACGACAGAGCAGAGAGAGGTTGTGAGCAATATCCCTGATGTCGAGGTCAGTTGGCTGAAGATTGAGAGGATCAACGTGCTTCCCTGACATGTAGAGCTTCAGCACTTGAGAACCTCAACAGGAGAGGCAGGCTGTTCTTTAACCTTCTTGGCCTTCTTGCGCTTCTGTTGCTGACAGTTGAGCGCAATACGCTTACGCCAGGCCGACGTGCCATCTTTCTTCATGGTTGAATCCTTATAGCCTAAATTTACCGTCGATGTAGTCAATTAACTGACCTTTACCATCGGCATTTGTCAGGCCATCTGCGTTAGTCCAGGAACTAGGACCATGAGTGTAATCAGCGAAGAGGCGTGTTGCTGTCCCAACTCTCTTGGCCCCTTCGAAAATCTCCTTCGAATGACCGTGGCCAGTCCAGGACTTTACGCCAATGCGTGCCAGGTTGCGTACGGAGCCGCGAGAACCATTTGGACCGCTGTCTCCATGCATGGCATGTTCAATGCCACCCAACATCAAGGAATCACGTCCTGTAAGAATATGGACCCTCTTACCGAGGTTCATTTTGCTCAAATGAAGGGCCAGGGCATCCGGATAGCTTGTCCCCCATGGTTCAAGGGTACAACCCTCGGCCATCTCAGCCACCGTATGCCCCAGCCAAGCCAGGTTCACAGGAGAAACATGTGGAATGGCTTTGAGACCGCCCTTCATGAACGCCAGGGCAGCTCGAGTTGCCATGTCGTCATGGTTCGAAGCCACCACGTAGATGTTCATCTTCGGGTAACGATCCCGGATACCTTCTAGATACAAACCGCATTCATCCATCTCTTCACCGATGGAGTCCTTCTGGGCCAACCGAGTGGCCAACCAGATCATTGGATTCTTCTCGTGATGTGGATTACAGCTGTACGCATCGAGCAAGTCGTGCTCAATCCAGTTCTGGCACTGAATGGTGTCCAGGAAGCCGCCCTCACGATGACGAGCGTTGTGCACCATTGGATCAATGAAGCGCACATGAGTGTCGCCACCGATACCAGCGATGGCAGGCGGAGCCTTGGTATGGCCGCTTACATAGTAAGCATCATCCAGGTCCAAGATGCGACGAGTCGAGTTCTTGTAGTAGAGCTGACGCAACCAGAACTGTCGACCGTTGTCAGCAAGTTCGACAAGCAGAGCTCCGAGAACATGATGGAACTCAGCCGTTTTGCCAGCCCTGCTGGCTGTGTAGTTCTCGACGGTGCAAGCACCAGTCGTGGTGATGGTCTTGGCCATTTTGCTCTGCGGCGTAGCCACAGAACGTAGGCGCATCTTGGTGTGTCCAAAGATGCCGGAGAAGTCTCCACTCACGCCATCCATGCCAGCCAGAGGATCGACAGCCGTTGGCTGCAGCTGATAGTCACCCATCACAACGAGGTTGCGATTGAGTTCGAGCCGCTGATTCCACAGATACGGAGTGACAACGGGTGACCACCATTCAAGATTGCGTTGGCTTCCTGAAAACATCGATGTCGGATTCTTATACCGCATCGGGATAACCAGAATTTCAGCCTTGAGATGTTTGGCTGCAACTTGGAGACAGGACCAGAAGTCTTCATGTACGGGAGTACCGTTCTGGGCCGCAGTAATGATGAACCGATTACACCCTCTTCGCAGATCCCTGGATAGGATTGTTTGGGGGGTCTGCAGAACGTAGGCTGGATTGAATTGCTGATCTACGTCATCGAGGGTGAGTTTGGTCATACGCCTAGACGCTCCCGCACCTTACGTGCAAACGCTTCAGTACCACACCATAAGGTTTTTGGCTTGCCGCCGTCACGAACCACCACTTGATGTTTTTCGAACATCTCAGAGAACTGTGCAAGCTGTACAGTGGTGACGTTAGCTTCATGCTGGAAGTTCATCGCAGTCATTGCGTGATCTCCTAGCTTAGCCAGACCGGCACGAATTCGAGCGGGAATGATTACGTTCGGATTGTACTGCTTGTCCAGATCTTCCAATGTCAGGGCAGCAGTAGCTTTCGCTTTCTTTGCCTTAGAAGTCATAGGTCCTCAAATGAGTTGCTTCTCAAAATAGTGCACATTAGGTCCATACCCATACCAGCCTCGAGGAGTCTCTGCGAAACGAAATCCACACCGCAGAAGATTCATGATGCTGGGATAGTTGTGCAGCAAGGTGTACGTTACAGCGTAGATTGCGCCTTGGCGTTTGGCCCACCTCAGTCTGTGCTGAATCAGCCTTCGTTGCAGGCCGTTGGCCTGGTAAGTCGGCATGATAATCGCGTAGCTGAGATAAACATAGCCTTTTTCAGGGCGAAATACAGCTGACGTCAATGCATGATGGTCTTTGCCATCTGTTAAGACCCAGTAGGAATGATCATCTCCAGGCCATTTGTCTTCCGTGTTCTGGGCGAGTTGAAACTCATCCCAGATCTCGTGCGCTTCATCAATGTCATCCAATAGCTGAATGCGCACTTTAATGCTCCTCAAAGGTGAGGAGCAACTGTACTTAGACTCTCCTGTGTTGGGAATTAAGGACTGGGGGTCTTGCGACCCCCTGCCCTACCAGTCGCCCAGAGTAGGAGTTAAGGCTCTGCCACTGGCTCTACGTGTTGCATCTTGGTTCAGGGTCCACAACGTAGTAGGACAAGCACCGCATTGCGGTTTTCCTGCCGAGGTGATGAGCCTCGGTGGTTATCGCTTCTTCCTCGGCCGTCCTACATAATGGGTCACGAGAACCCGTACGACGGTCGTGGCGACGGATACCAATACCGCCCTCCCCAGATATGCCCACATCAACTACCGCCGAACAGCGGGGCTGCAGGGAGCTCAGGAGGGGGTTCTTCGGCTGGCGGGTCCTCGAGATCGAGAGAGTTGGGATCGACAAGCGGCTCAGACTGCGGTGAAGGCTCTTCATCAACGATGATGGGAGATGTCTCCACAACAACCTGGGTCTTTGCCGGCTTGGTCACCTGTGCTTCAGCCAGCTCCACTTCCGCGAATACTGTGTACGGAACACGGGTATAGCGGAAATCCACCTGCAAGATGTCGGATTGAACTCCGACACCCCGCAGATGGTTGATCACGGCCTTGGCCAAGGTAGCTTGGTCCAGGGTGATCTTCATGGGTTAGCCTCCGCCGAACAGCGACGGCTTACCTGCTGCAGGAGCTGCAGCACCCGGAGCCGCAGGAGCAGTGGCAACCGGACCCTTCGACGTCTTGTCGATGGTCTTGCCGAGAAACTCCTTCACCCACATCCCCATGAACTCAGCCGGAGCCTGAGCGTTGTACTCAGCTGCCGTTTGGTTCGTGGCAGGATGGAAGACACGAGTGATCGTGTTGAACTCACGCACGTCGGCCGTGGGGACGTAATTGCCCGTCTGATCCTTGGCCCGCTTGTTCTCACGATGGAGCTCAATACCGAGCTTAACCTTCTGACCGGTCAGTTCGACGGCGACATCCACCTCGGTCGGGAGCTCCTTCTTCTGCTCCCAGTTGTAGACCTTCACCAGCTTCTTTTCGAAAACAAGCTGGGGGATCTCCTTGCCAACCGTGAGCTTGGCGAGAGCATTGATCAGGGAGTAGCCCGGAAGCGGATACTTCTTGCCGTCCTTGGAGTACGTCACACCGCCCTCGCGGTTCGTCACGTAGATGGTCTCACGCACTTTCTTGCCGTCGACATCGACGACCAGATTGAATGCACGAGCACCGCCAGAGGACGTGGTGATATACGCCACGTCAAGCGTGCCGTCATATACGTTGGTCTGGAGGAGTGAACGCCCACCAAGGACGTCTTTTTCCTTCTCAGTACCCTGCAGCTCAGCAGCTGCGTTGCCAAACAAATTGGACATGCGAACCTCGCGTTACTTGTAGTAGTCAGCCAAACGATCCAGGACATATTGAATATTGTTGTCGATGAAGGTTTCGTCCTTCGTCCACATGTCCTGGGGGGAACGAATCTTCTCGCCCGCACTTTCTTTGGTCATGCGAGTCTGGAAGACGTACTTGACGCCTCGCTCCTTGTCATCGTCACTGACATTGAGCATAGGATTACTGAAGGGCTCCACGATGCGTAGAGGCACTTGCTTTGCCATAACTACGGTAGTGAAGAAACTCTCCACACCGAGATTCTTCAAAGCACCCTTCACAGGAACTGAGGTCGTCTTCATCATGGCCTCTTCATCGAGCACAGTGTGTGCATGAGCCAGGACGATGTACTGCTTGGAGCTATTAGCAATATACACCTGCATCAGCTCCTGGAAGTAGGTGAAGTAATCACCCCACGCCTTTTGGCCATTGACGGCCTTCTTGATAATGTTCGTTTCGAACATAGTCATCAGAAAGTCGAGGGTATCGATCACCACCGTATGAACAGATTCGGTCTTGTCGGCGTACTGAATGCCTTCATAGACCTGGTACGGATCCGTGATGCTGTAGCACTGAAGTTTGCCAGGCTTAAACGGCAGGCGCTTATTCTCGCAGTTGAGATAGATCACGCCCTCCGGCTCACGAAGATGGGATAGTGAGAGCGATTTACCAGATGCCGACAGGCCCTCAATCAAAATGAGTTGTTCAGACATTACTGTTCCCTGGCCTTACGGGCCATTGAAGTGAAGACGGTACGACGTAGTTCATCGACAGTCAGAGGATTCGGAAGCTTATTGTTGAATTCTCGTACGATAGCCTCGGCTTCAACATAAGGCTTCCCTTTTGACATTAGCATGGTGCCGTAGCGGAACATGTGATTGTTCCGGCCACCGCCCTCAGCAATCTGGTTAGCAAACCAACGCTCGAGGGCAGGCAGATTGGAGAAATTCTCCATGCTCTGCATGTAACTGAGGTTACGTCCAGTACGCGGGATGAAGGGCAAGACATCTAGAAGTTCGCCTTCATTAACGTACTGCTGACCATCGAAACTTTCCCATTTCCTTGATCGCTGCCAAGTGGCTTCATCCATTTCGAACGGTGCCCACTTGGCCAAATTGACCATGAACTGGGTATAGTCCTTTGCATCCAGCTTGAGCTCATGGCTCATAGGTAGGATGACACGGAAGCGGTGGTTCGTATCCTCATTATGACGCTTAGTCGTGTAGATCCGATATGTGTAGGGAGCTAGTAGCTCAATAGCTTCAGGCAACTGCATTCCGGTATCGACATCGAGAACAATGAGATTGAACCCAGCTTTGCAGTTTTCTTCCGTACGGTGCCCTTCGCCATTCTCGCCAGCAATCAGATGATGGTTGACCCAATGCAAGCCATTGGTACCGGTGAGACGGCCCAACTGACTCCAGGGTGCGTACTCATTGCGGTAGTTGTAGGCAACATGGGTTGACCAGGCAATCGGCAGCTTCTCGAGATTCGTTGGCTTTAGGGTCTCACCGCGAAAGAACTCAATTCCATCAATGATGGTTTTGCGAATAATGATGTTGTTGCGATAGCCCCAGGCCGAAGCCATCTGGATCATCTCGTTCCTGGACGCATTACCGCCCTTGTAGAACGGCAGTTCATCCATCAGGTCTGCATGGGTCATGTCATTCGGACACTGCGCCAGGAACTTGCTCAGGCGCATGTACGGACGCTCACGCTGGAACAGGCGAGCGAAGGCGTTACCACTCTCTTCAACAAGTGTCATAGCCTGGTGAATGTGGTGTTCGTCAACGCGATTGGACATATCCAAAGCTGCATAAACACCAGCCAATTTCAGACATTTGAAGTAACGGTGATTGAGTTCGGTCTTTGCCAGCTCTTCATGGTCACCCATTTCCTGAGCTCGCTTTTCGCACCAAAGACGGTAACGCAGCAGCTCAATGCTAGTAGAACGGGGAACGACAATGATGCTATTGGCGTACTCAGCAGCGCAGAGCTCTTCCAACCGTTCTTTCCAGGGGTCCAAAGCATTGTCATTTGCTGCCGTGATCATCAGATCAAACAGTTCTTCTGGAGAACGGTCATCGTCTGGCTTTTTTGGATGACCCCAGGCAAACAGACAACGGCGAGCATAACCTGCTTCGAGAAATTGAAAGAAGTTGTCCTCGGTACTACTTCCATCGAGGAGCTTGCTTGGCGTACCGAAGAGAAGGAGATTGGCTGGTGAACTTCCAGTGAGCATGGTGCCGCGATTCTGTTCACTCGTGTTCTTGATGAGCTTATCCTTGGCATAGCCAAGATCGTAAAGCTCCAGGAACAAGTTGAGCAGCTCAGTCGACTGAATCAAGTTAGATCCAATCTCATCGACCTGCAGATTGATTGCACCGCAACCCATCATGAGGATCTTCTGACGCAGCTGCTTCGTAGCTGGCACCGTGCCGCTATCAAAGCTGAACAAGTAGTCTCCGCTACGAGCATGTTCATCTCGCAGTTGATCTTTGATGACTCCTAGATCTTGCTCTGTTGTAGCACTGAGGGCCTTACGAGTTGCAATCTCGTGAATCGTCTCCTCTGCAACAAGAGGCATGATCTCGCCACAAAACTTGTTGGCGAAGTCACCGAGCAAGTTGTATTCGAGTGTATTGACGGAATAGCCTTTGCCAGCACCTGATGGCGCAAGAGCAATGACATACGTATTGATCGGAATGATGCCTCTATCTTGCGTCTGCATACTGATGCGCAGACTGCTGACACATTTGGTAAGAAAGTAGGCGGTCATCACTCGAAAGAACGGGGCATCGACGTTCTGCGTCTTGGTGCAGAGATACTGAGTAATCTCCTCCAACGCAGGATGGTGCTGGTTCAAGTAGTCCATGAAGCTCTCTGCTGGCAGATGGTTGAAGCGGCGCAGTACTCACAAGCTCTGGGCTCGCCCTTGCGAACATCAATTCGCCCCACTCCATTCTGCGTACCTTGATAGGTTTGGGCCTCGGCCATCGTGTCGAAAATACGTGTGGCTCGTGCATTAGAAGCAGCGTGGGGATTCTTATAGTACGCGAATTTGGGCGGATCTAGCCACAATTCTTCGTCAGTACAGAAAGGAAGCTCGGAGTCATCTGCCGACATTAGGCGGTTGAGTTCTGCGATCCGATCTTCAAGCCTTTGTTTACATTCCTCAACCGTGCCAATTGGCACCAGCATCGTTGGACAAGGACTCTGCGGATAATTCGGATCCTTAGCTCGAGCTTTGCTCCAGTCCTTTAAGATGAACTGAATGGTGGCTACGTTGTCAGTGATGAAATCTCTTGCTAGGTAACGGTAAGTCGTCAGCTGCCAAAGATAGTCAGCAGGCGTTTTCTTCTGATACAGGAACACAGAAGTGCTCTTGTAGTCGAACAATCGACCATTCAGGATCATGTCAGGTGCACCGGACAACACACGACCCATGAAGTTTTCTTCGTATCTCTTCTGGATGTAGATCGGTGTCTTCCCTGGAGTTTCGATTACTGGGTTGACGTCGTACTCAAACAGGGGATTGAAGCCCGCCAAGCGGACATACTCCATCAGGCGCTCGCTTTTCCAAGCGGCGTCAATAGCGTCGTTGATGGCATTTCCGAGCCTGGCAGCCAATACCTGAGACAGATCAATATCGTGTTCTACACGACGGCTCAGGACTACCTGACGATTGCTGCGAGCAAGCTCGCTACCACTAATGTATGACGGGTCACGATCATATAGATCTCTAGCCAGCCATACCGCAACTGAAAGAGGAATGTTGCGTTGATTAGTGTATGCCATCGGTCTGTCCCTCGTAATTTTCGAGATAATTGCAGTCCCGGATCTCTCTACCAGTTTCCTGGATAATGTCTGCTATCTCTTCCAGGGTATGAGTACCCCATTCGGTTCCATCAAGAAGTTTATGGATTGCTTCCAGAGCTTCAATGTCTCGCCGGGTGTTCTCACGCTTAGCGCGGCGTTTCTCTGCTGACAACCAGCTAGGGCTGTTTTTTCGAGATGCCATTGAGAAGATCTCCTATTTCTCCATAAGAGGCTCGATTAGGAAGTCTGATTTCAGTTGCCCAATCAGGAGAGTAAACAATCAGTTCACCACCTAATTTGACTGTCTCGTGCTGAAGTTCGGGTAACTCATCCCATTCCATTTCAGGAATGAGATTGTCATTGACCCATTTGACGAGCTTCACATCTCGTCGTACCCAGTAGTATTGAGCATCGTGAATTTGAGCAGCAGGCTTGATGTCATTCCACAACTTGGCTTCGATCACTCGGTCCATGAAAGCGTGAGCTGCTCTGGAATTGAGGAGTCCGTAACTTTGTCCAAAAGCGTTACCTGCGGATCGCTCTTCAGCAGCTGCTTCTGATGGACGGGCGTCTCCTCGGACTGATGCGTGAAGAACTGGACAAAAGAGCCGAAGTCCAAAAGCAAGGGTGGTATATCCGTCTCGAGCGGCTCGAGCAAGTTTAGCTGCGTTCCACTCGTCGGAGACTTTGTAGAGTTCATGATAGTTGGTCTCAATTTGCTTGGCCATCTCTTCAGAGAAGCCACAATTAGTCATGAGTGTCCTGTACGTACCGAAGTAAGTCAGGGCGAATGTAGGCGCTTTGCCTTCCTGTCTCCAATGCTTGTATTTTGTAGCAATGGAATTGATGCTCTCGACAGTATTTTCGATGTCGGGCATTTGATCTTTGAAGTAGCCGTAGGCTCTTAAGCTGTGTCCATCGTAGCCATCGGTATACACCTTCAGCTTGTTTGGATCACGGGTTAACAATGCACTAATCTTGTCCTCAAGTGCATTGAAATCAGCGCCAACGAAAAGCCAACCCTTTGGGGCTCGTACCATCTGTTTGATGTACTTGGCGAATTTGTTGCCGCTCGATGGTAAATTTTGCTGATTCGGGTTGTCGCTGCTGAGTCGGCCGCTCTGAGTCCCGCCAATGTTGTAGAACCCATACAGACAGTGGTATCCGTCCACTGCTGGGGCGTTCACGAAGTGCGGCACGAAGCTGCTGAGCAACTTGTCGACCTGAGACAGTTCGATGAACCACTCGAGTAACTCCTTCTCCTCAGTTTGATGAACCAGGGCTTTCAGAGTATCGCCATCAGTTGATGGCTGCTTGCTATCCGTATAGCTAATAATTGGTAGCTCCAGGACCTCATATAGCAACGCCTGTAATTGAATATGGCTGTTGGCATTAAAGGCTTCTGTACAGTCATTGGGTTCGACACGCTTTTTCTTGAGCTTGCTATTGCGTTTCTCTGCCCATCGTTCACGATGAAGAATCATGTACTGCTCTACAGCACGATGATTCTCAATCAATAGAAGTAATTCAGCTTTGCGTCTACGGAGAATGTCAGCATTACGCTCTGCTACTTCATTGTCGATTGGTAGACCACAGAGCTGCATCCAGACAATTTCACGGAGATAACTGTTCAATCGCTCATAGACATGCCTGAGATCACCGAGCTCAGCCATGTGTTTATTATAAAGCCACAGGGTTGCAGCACAGTCTTTGCCGTTGTACTCAATTACTTCCTCGAGTGGAGCTCTCCATGGTTCTGCGATACCGTAGTCACCATACTCACGTTGTGTCTGTTCCTTCAGGCCCAGTTCATTACCTGCGCAAGTATTGGTCACCACATAGCTCAGGATCATGCTGCAATCAGTCTTAGACTGCAGATGCATCAATCCCTGATAAATACCGTCTGTATCGGACAGCTTCTTCATGAAGACTTTGTGGATCAATTGAGTAAGATCAAATGCACCTTTGTGCATCACAAACCGACCAGAGTAGTTTTCGAAGAACTTTTTCAAGTGGTTAGCTACGGTCTCCCACTCGAATACAACTGCCTCTTTGTCTGAGAGACCAAAGCCGATTGTGCGTATGGCGCTCTCATAATGTTTAAGTCCCGTGGTTTCAAGATCCACTGAGAGCCTTGACGTCGCCAGCAGAACTGATTCCCAGTGCTCCCAGGAGGATGCAGTATGAACGGTAACCGTTCGTGTGCTGCCGGGTTCGACATAGCGCCCTTCAAGGTGTGCTTCAAGAGCCTCCAAGGAAGCTCGAGCTTCATCTCGAACTCGTTCATCAAGGGTAATGGATTTGAACGGCGGAATGTAGCAGACATGGTAGTTGCCGAATTTGGATTTGAAGACATACCCTGCGGTATTGGTGACGCGATTACGGCCGCTTAGCTTTTTGAATAGCGTAGCGTCCTGGACAGCCAGGTGCGTCACTTCCCCATTGCCGATCACTAGCTCATTAAACCAGTCGTCAGGGATCTTCTTTCCCAGAGGTAAAGAGATCTTCTGGCCGACCAGTGCTGGACAGCTTCTGGGGCAGATGTATGCAATAGACATCAGTTGAGTGTAATGTCTTCTGGAACTGCAGCTTCTATCAGCGTTCGACCAAGCATTCGCATGGTTTTGCTGCTCATGTTGCAGGTGATAATTTGGAAATGAGTATCGGAAGTCACGGCCACCATACCCACCTCAATCTTGTGCTTCTCCATGAGAGCTTCAAGATCTTTCGTTAGTAGATCATTCCATTGGTCATCCATGGAGAACTCCTATTAGCTAACTAGGTACAGTCGGTGACGTGCCCTCGAGCAAGCTACGTAGAGCAGCCTACGACGTTCATTGGGGTCTCGGCAAGTGAAAAGACTGCTGAGATCCACGAACACTGTATCAAAGGTGCTTCCTTGTGACTTATGAATTGTCAGTGCTTCAGCATGACGAAGATCGATAAACGATTCTCGTAGTTGAAAATACAGGTTCCAATCCTTAGCAGCAGCTGCTTTAGTAATATCAGCTTGCAATTTAGAATTGTCTTTGTATGTGATCAGGTCGCCTATGTCCGTATGAGCCACAATTAGATGTGGTGAAGATGGAATAGGTGAGACTCTCAGGATCTCAACCATTGAATCTGTTGGAATCCATTCTTGCACCCCAGGCGAAGGAGAATATCTGAACGCCGAATTGACGATTACAACATCACCTGGAATGAGAGTAGGAGGTTTATTAGCCGCCCCTCTAATTACCTTGACAGCTGCAGCAGTACGGGCGTTCGTATACGACAGCAGAATGCAGTTGTGCCACTGATCTTCACGAACTAGACGAGTCACCACTTCATGTGCAGTCTGGCTGTTGAGTCGACAGATGGCTGGTGGACGTTCACTGATGCTGATATTGTTACCACTGAAGACAGCAGCTCGTAGAGCAGTTGAGAGCTCAGTAAGTACTGGAGTCTCCAGAGAACGCATTACCTGATTCAGATTAGCTGTCGGCAAGTCCAGCTTGAACACTGAAAACCTACCGCTTGAGACTGGCGGAAGCTGTGCATCGTCTCCAACCCAAATGATTTTGGAATCAGCACACATTTCCTTAGCAACAGCATAAAGTTGCTTATCGACCATTGAGGCTTCATCAACCACGATGATGGCATTTCGAATTGGAGATGCTTTGGGATCTCGTACCAAAGAGGTTTTCCCAGTACTGAAATCATTTCGAACAGTAAGGTGCAGCAGGCTATGGATGGTCTGTGCATGGCCTGTCAGCGTTCTAAGAACACTTGCTGCCTTGTTTGTTGTCGCACAGTAGATCGCTGTTTCTCCCAAAATGGAGTACAGCATGTAGGTTTTGCCGGTACCTGCTTGGCCGGTCAGACAAAATTCCTTGCGATCAGATGCAAGAAAGCAACGCAGCTCATCCGCTGCGTTCATCTGGTCTTGGTTGAGCACGAGAACTACCCTACACGACGGGCAATGAACCAGAGAACTCCTGCAAGGAAAACAACAATTGCAAGGAGAAGAGCAAGGAAGATCTGAATCTCAGTCATGATGGCTCTCGTTCAGGCGATTCCATCAATACTACCTCATAGTTATGATGGTCGACATTTGCATGTGCCCAGTTGTCACCCGCCATCACAGTTGGAAAAGGTCCGAATACATCGAAACCTTTTTGATCCGGTCGTGTGATGACAAGCACAAACTGATATTTCGGAGGTTTGGGGGGTTCACCAAAAGGACGCATCCTGGAACCACATCCAGAACATATCTCTGGCTGTTGGGCTTCAGTGCCACAAACTGCACAGATCCACATGGTGTTTCCCCTTACTTGACAGATCGAGGCTTAGCCAACCAGGGAAAAAGTTTGGCAAACTCTCTTGGGTGGAGTTTACTTTCTTTGACTTCGATTGGCTCTTCAAGAATGAAGGGCACAATGTCTTGGGGGAGAGGAACGTATCCGGTGGTCTTGTCCTGTTTCTGACGTTCCCGGTATTCGAAATAGGACAGCGTGACTTTCACGCCTCCGCCTTGGGAGGCACTCCCGTAAGCGGATTCTGACGAGCGTAGTTCATATAGAAACGCACGCCGTCATAGAATGCCTGACGAATCAGGTGCTCAGCCATACGCTGGTTGTTCTTCACCGCCTCATCAGCGGCCTTCGTCAACTGTTCGCGGAAGTCCATTGTTCATCTCCACTGCGCATTTTACGCAGTAATATGCTTTGAAAGGTGGACCATCAAGGTCCGCATAGATTGGTGGCTCAGCTTTACTGAGTACCATTCGTTTACCGCAGACTACGCAGGTGAAGTACACCCGGTAGATCGACGGCTGCATGATCTGCAGGTTCATCGTTAATCCTTATTGGTGTGAGAACCACGGGATAACGACGAGAATCTTCTTCTTCACGACGCTGCTGCTCCAGCTCTTCCTGATGGTGGAGTTCAGCAAGCATGAGATCAAGATCATCGTCCTCATGCCATTCCATGAACCATTCACCCATGCGGCTCATGTGGTTATCGCCTTTGGTCGGAAGAACCAGCCACGGTGTAACACCCACTGGCCGCCTTCAATAGTGGAATAGCCCCACACTTTGCGATAGAGCATAAGAAAGAGATTGAACATCACGCCGCCAAAAAGCACGGCCAGACGCCCTTCTCCATCTCCACCCAAGAATGCTTGAAGCAGGATGTGAATGGAGATGTCTGTCAGCAGGCCAAAACCCACAAGACGCTTACGCCACTTGGTTCCGAGCCACATGAACATCATGCAAAGCATGATGAACACAGCAAGTCCGTTAATCATCGAGGTCTCCAAAAGTCTGTTTTGCCCACAGGTGGAAGGTGTGTGGAAACACCTCACCCACAATGTGAGCTACAGCATCAGCGAATACCCTGATTTCATACTGCGCATTGGGTGCACAGCGAAGTGTCATGAAGGCCAGCCAGTTGCGAAGATTGGCCGAAGCACGCATTTTTGAGTAGTGATCTACTGGCATCTTCTTCCTAGCCAGTTCTTTTGGTACTCCGATGCGAATCCCGGCCTTGTAATGATTTTCAAGACGACGTTGGATTTCGAGATCATTAGCAACCCAGTCGGTGATTGCAGCTTTATCGACTGTACCTGCTCCTTGAGCTTGTTTATTAGTCGTCACAGTCTGGGCTCTGGCAATCACGTCATCAACGTGGCAATGGTAGTAGAGATCCGGCAATGCCGTATAGCGAGCACTCATCTCGTTGTACGACTGCGTACGATGGCGTTGCCATTCTCGAAAGACAAAGAGTGGAGCTTGTACTTCAATCACCATGCCAGCAAATTCAAAAGGAGTGCTGTGCTGGTTTTCGTACAAGTATCTCAATAGCTTCAGATCGTTTTCCCAGCCACGGAAATTACCCTGGGTACTCTGGCGGGCAGCCTCAATGATGCCCACTTCGTAGTCCCAATGGTCTGGATCTTCGCCTATATCGCCTTCAGTACCTACGCCCCAGGCTTCAATGAACTGGACATAGCCATGGTCAAGGACGTCGATCTTCATCATCTTCAACTCCAGGCGGCAGAGGGGGATTTATACGTGACCAGAATCTGGACCAACCGCAAATGAATACTGGAATGAAAATGAGATAGCCGAGGACAACCCATATCCACCAGTCCACGGCTTAGCTCCAGATCACGAAGGTAGACGTTCCGGCAGTACCGGTGACATCTTCGACCTGGAAACCACGCTTGGTCAGAGCCGCACGCACATCTTCGGGGAGTTCGCCTTCGAGCTGCAGCTGGCTTGCGCCCTGACGTGCCTTCATGATGATGCCCACAAGAACGGCCCACAGGCTGTTGGCCTGTACACCCTGCGGCTGGGTGAGACCAGCGGCATCCTTGGCAGTCAGGCTGACAGTGCCTGAGACAAAGGGCAGTGCATGAAACAGTTCGAAAGTCTGCATCGCCTGCTGCTGAGTGCGCTCATCAAGAGTGCGAATGTCGGCAGCGATGTCACGGACATCTTCATTGATGCCAAGCCAGGTACGAAAAATGTTCTTCATAAGGTGATACCTTGGTTGATGATGGTTTCAACCAGTCCTGTATCCGGATTATGAGTATCCGGGATAGGCTGGTTACCTAGAACAGAAAAGTCGAAATATGGAAAGCGCACGTTGTCACGTAAATAGCGCGTTCCAACTTCCCCATACATTCGAAACTCGGCTGGAGCTCGGGTCAATTTGTAGTAACCGAGTTCGTTCAGCTTTGTCACAAGCAGGGGATCACCAAACAAGCGGATATACCACTTGTCATCAGTGTTAACGATGGTCCTGGCTACAATGGAATTTCCGCCTGGAGCATACAAGACAGCAAGAGCCAGCTTGTTCTGGGGATGACAGTAGCATCGCACCAGAATGGAATTAGTCATGCAGCTCTCAACGCCACCGCTAGTATCTTGATAGGCGGCAATCCAGTCTTCTGGTCGAGTGAGAAACTCAACTCGATAAGCTGTGAGTTCGTGCTGCAGCTGTTGAATGATGATTGGGTCGATGAACCTCTGGAACAAGTTCAAGAACTTATCGACCGGCAAACTCCTATTTGGAGTGTCAAACAACCTGAAGTTGTGAAGATCCGGATAATAGCGAATGTTTGTGCGTTTGTTCGGATCAAATTCAGCTAGACACGCGACTCGAATAGGCTCAGGAATGAGCTCCGGTGCACGATCAAAGCAACGGTGATACTTGGCAAGCAAGTCACCATCTGGATCTTCCTTGGCTAGAAGTCGCATGACGACTTCTTTGCTAGGAATCTTGGTGTGCTTCTTCTTGAATTTCTTCATTCGAATCTCTTGAAGATCTTCTGTGAGAGTTCCAGTGCCTCGTCTCGGAGATCACGAGGCAATACGCTGCAGTAATCAAAGAGCAGATCTGCCAGCTCGAGTGCACCTATTTCAGGTGCGTCATCGAATAGTTGACCAGGAACACCAAAATCCATGTAACCGCGTGAAACAGGTGATACAACAACTGGATCAGGAGTCGGCGGAGTGTGGTCTAGTTGGCCCCAGTTTGCTGTCAGCAAGCTATCAAGCAGAGCTTCGAGATAACTCTTGTTAAGTGTTTCTTTCTTACTGTGCTCGTTTTCGTAACCGACAGAGATGTTTGTGCAATTGGGTACAATGTCGAAGAACTCGGCTGTGTCTGTGTAGATGCCTGTTGGATCAAGTTTGTGCCCCAGCTTCAGAATGTCGGCTAAGCTCATGCCAAACTCATCACTGCAGCCACGACCCCGGCCCTGGTGGGTAATGATTGATTCTGTGCCACGTCGATCAAATGCGATGGCACAATCAATACCTTCAAATAGGTCTTTGCGGTACTTGGCACAGAAACTTGAGCCAATGCCACCACGCTCTTCGCCCCTGAAGAAGGCATAGACACCTGGAATTCGTCTGGCAATCATGTGGAACATGAGCCAGTTACCTGCAGCATCATCCGCCCCAAGGGGCTGGTTGTCTTGTTTGCAGTAGAGATTGCCGTTAAGAACAACATCTTGATAGACGTGTTCCGAGTTCATGTGAACGGTGTCGACATGACTCGTGAACATGATGTTGCTTTTGCCTACATACACGAAGAAAGCCATTACTTCATCAGTGTCAGTAGCAATGATTCGAGGCTGGAAAGGCTGAACATGCTCCTTCACATATTGCTTCTCACCAATAGAGTTGTGAGCCCTACGGTAAGAAAGAAGTTTATGAAGGTGAGGACCTTTGAGACGATGTTTCTTAGTACTCATCATCGTGATCCTCGTCATGGCAGCAGCCACAATAGATGTCCCCATTGCTGTAGTTCATGCTTTCTCCGTCAGAGCCAATGCGTCCAACCATGGAGTTTGTCTGCAACACCAAGTCGCAAACTCCATCTAGGTAAGGACCTACCAAAACATCTCGGCCGCAGTCATCACATTCACGCCAGTCCAATGCAATAGGTTCATCAAAAAGTGTCTCATTGTCTTGGCGATAGCCAGCCTTATTCAAAGCAGCGACAAAGTAGTTGATGTCCAAACCGTTGGAATAAATTCGGAGATATGTCTTCCTAGCTTGGTTGACGATGACGCGATGAGTAATCTTGTCGTTGGTCTCGATGTAGCAGAGTGCCAGGTTGCTCCCTTCCACAGCGTACTGTCGTACATACTGGCTACCAGCCATGCAGCTGCCTGGACCGCATTCATAGACGTTGTACCAGCCATCTGGATCATCATTGTTAATGAACTTCAATGTAGGTAGCGTCTGCCCAAGAACTTCAACAGCCCATGCTGTTCTGATTTCCTGCGGAGCATGAGTCAAGGTTCTCTGCAGAAACATTTCTGGAGAAGTGCGGGTTATCCGATTAGCAACCATGTTCGGGACGTTCTGGTAGTACGCCACTTTACCCGGCACATTGGCACTGAGATGAATCAAGCAATTGTTGAATAAGGGGAGGAGGTCGGAAGACCAGGGAAATCGCTGCTTACAAACCTTGGCTCGTGCGCGATAAATTTCACGCTCTGAAGGCTGTAGATGAAGCTCCGGATTGAAATCTGCAATGAACGCTTCCGGCGTGAGAAACATTGGGGACTCCGAGAGATGGTGCTCTCGTGTAGATTCGAACTACAGTCTCTGCTCGGAAAGAGCAGTGTCCTCGGGAAAGCGGCGGGCTGGTTACTACACGCCGCTCCCTAGCCTCTAGACGACGAGAGCAGTTGAAAGTGATCATCAACAGTCAGAATCAGCCGTTTGCTTCTTCTGCTGTTTTGTTATCGTGACATGGACCGCAGAGAACCTGCAGTTGATCCACTGAAACAAGCAAGCGGCTCCAAGCTTCTTCATGAGACAGTCCGCTAATGGAGCCCCAGGGCACAATGTGATCCACGAACACTTCCTTACCCATGAACCACTTGCAACAGTGGGCACATTGGTACTCGAACTTCTGGCGTGGATTAGAGCCCTTGTAGGGCCTCTTGGCTGCCGCCAGGGCTGCATATCGGGGTGGCCACTTCTGCCACGCCTTGCGCATCGCAGAGCGGATGAAGGCCCGGTAACGTGCCATGCTCCAGAGGGGATGACCGGGGCAAGGATCCGTTACCGGGCGCTTCTTTCGGGGAGTCTTGGTTTTCGTTGTTCGGCATTTAGGCATTCGTGAAGCCTAATCGGGAGAACTTGGGAAGTCCAGTCCCATCCGATCAGCGTAAAACCGTTTCAGATCGTTGTCGCTGAAGTCGGCTACATCCAACTTGAGTTCAGCCAACAAGATGGGATGAAGCCAGTTGTGTACATCCTCGTAGTCTCCATCTAGAAGCATCTGCTGAATGGAATTGACTTGATCTGTAGCTAACTCAACGAGCATGTCGTGACGGGTGCTCATACGCCTGTGCTCCCGAAGCCACCAGCTCCTCGAGCGGTACCAGGTAGCTCTTTAACGTCCTGGAAGACAATCTCAGGTACCTGAAGAATGGCGGCTTGGGCAATCCGGGAACCCGGTAGCAGAGCTTTAAGAATTTCTGGTCGGGCGTCAAAGTGCCCAAAGTTGAACTTCAGCAGGATTTCGCCACGATAATCACTGTCAATGACGCCTGTTCCATTGCGTAGCGTGAGACCTAGTTTGGTACCTGTTCCTGATCGCGGAAAGATGAACATGCCATAGCCAGGCGGTAAGGCAATAGCCAAACCGGTATGAACTGTGTAGCCCCAGTGGTCTTGTGTAAGGTCGTCAACGTGAAGATCGAAACATGCCGCTCCGTCACTACCCTTTACGGGAAGGATAGCAGTGGGGGTTAAGCGTTTGATGGCGACATTCAGCATGGTAAGCTACCTATGAAGGTGATTGAAAAGGATTGACTTCCGGTGAAAGGCAAAGAGTTGCTCAAATTTCATGAAGGTGAGCGCCTTACAGCGTATCAGGACACTCGTGGGTTCTGGACGATTGGCGTTGGGCATCTCTTAGATGAGCCTCGTAACCCAAAGTGGCGTGGCTACACCATCTCCAAAGAAGCATCGGATCAGTTATTTAACCTAGATCTGGCTAAGCACTATGGTTTAGTGGTCAAATATGCCCCATGGGCACTGGAGTTTGACGAAGTACGTTTCTACGTAATCGTCGATATGACCTTCAACCTTGGCATTGAGCCGTTTGATGGCGACGGGTTCAAGGACTGGCCGATTTTTGTGCGGCAGTTACGAACTCACGATTGGTCAGCTGCTGCTGCCAATATGCGTTCAACGCTTTGGGCGCAGCAGGTGAAAGGTCGAGCTCGTAGGCTTGCTCAAATGATTGAAACCGGACAGTGGCCGAGGGAACCCGGTGTTCCCCAAATTGTGTAACGAGGGAACATCATGAGTGAATGGTGGCACAACTACATGACTGTCTTGATTCAGGACATTCTAATCATAGGTGCTCTCGTGACAGCAATTGGTGTTGGACTTAAGCGTGTCTACAAAATGGCTCGAAGTGTCGAGAAGATTCTTGAATTCAACATTAGTGAGAAAGAAGCACGCGAACGAGTAGCAGCCGATCTTCTAGCACACATTCGTAGCGAAGAGCTTCGTGAAAAAGAAGTCGATCAACAATTGGCTGAGATGGCTAGCACTATTCGAGAAATTGGACGTGAAGTGCGTCCAAACGGCGGATCTTCGATGAAAGATGTCTTAAACCATACCGCTGAACGGGTAGGTGACATCCAAACTCGAGTTGCCGTGCTCGAAGAGTGGAAGCGTCACGCAGATCGTAGTTAGAAACGTAGTCCTACGGTGGCCATTGCAGTGTAGTTATCATCTGGGAATGGTTTCGCTATCTGCAAGCCGACACTGAATGGTCCGACTTTTCGACTGACATAGCCACCGATACCTTGTGGATTTTCGACAGGTACAACTAGACCGACTTCCCACTTTGTTTCCTTCACAGCTGTGTACGGTTCCAGGGGAATGTCTCGACCAGCCAGAATCGTGCCGTCTTCGGCATAAGCAATGATTCTTTTGCCATTGCCCTGGTCTACAACTCCAACATCCACCTTCACTTCCTTGCACTTGCAATCAGGTGGAGAGTCTTCAGTTGGCTCCGGCTGAATAACAATGTGAGCTGTACGCTCAAGCTTGCCACCGACTTTCTTAGCTGCCTTTTGCAGTGGCTTCGGTGGCGGGGGAGCTTCTGTTTCAGGCAGACGTTGGAGCACGGTAACTCCGATTTCCTCTAGTACCTGCTCAGGCTGGGCAGTTTCAATGATCTGGGTTGGCTTGTAGAGCTTCCAGCCAATAGCCAGGCCAATGCCGATGCCAAGGAGTAAGCACACAACACCAATGATGATGTGTGAACGATACTGAGGGACGTTAATGATCATACGATGTACTCGACCATTTGGATGTTAACTTCAAATGCCAGATTCCAGACACGCTGGAAGGCTTCACCCCACCGCTCTTGTTGGAGTTCATTGGCCCGATGGAACACAACACGCTTGATTCCAGCTTGGATGACGTGAACGAAACATCGATCACAAGGCATGAACGGCACGGTGTACAGCGTGTAGCCGTTGAGAGATTCCCTCGCTGAGAGTATGGCATTCATCTCAGCATGAACTACCAAAGAGTATTTGGTTGGACGGTCGTTCAATCGCTCAGGTGTATCAGCTACACCGCGAGGGAAACCGTTGTATCCCACCGACACAATGGTGCGGTCAGGACGAACGATGACAGCTCCTACCTGTGTGCTGGGATCCTTTGATTTGCGAGCAGCAACTGCCGCAATCTGCAGAAAGTAAGTATCCCAGCGTTCGTCAATCTTGGCATCACATTTGCCATCAGAGGAGATGGCACAAGGTTCGTCAGGATGACAGAAGGAGGAGCAGTGGGGATTCATGGCTATTGGTTCCTGTAGGACTTGTCTCTCACTCGATCATTTCTTCACAGCTGTGAATGACATTACGAGCTGCATAGACATCACGCACATAGAGTATGTGTCCATTCCAGCCCATCAACGGCTGGTCTGGATGCTTGTGAAGGAAGTCTTCGAGTGGAATGTTGGCCAGTGGCTTGAGGGCTTCCAACGCATTGGCAAGGGCAGTGACGATGCCTCTCACCTTGCCCACATCCAAAGCCACGTAGCCATCTGCTGCATCTAGCATTCCGAATTGCTCCCGCCAGTTGTACTCCCCCGGAGATACGTCACCTACCTTGGGTGCCAAGGAGGGCGTGCGTTTGCGACGAGTCATGGTCTCAGTGCCTGAAGTTCGTGAAAGAATTTGACGTACCGTTTATGAAGCGAACGACTGATCACATGGCTTCGGCTGGGATCCATGTTGTGTATGAGATCACAAAGTTTTACCTGAACAGCATCAGGATTGGTCTTTACCTGTGCTTTGTAATCTTCATAGGTCTGTCCAGGAAATCGTGTCAACGTACGAATGCCTTCCACGATTCTGGGCGTGAAGTTCTGAATAAGCTCCCCTTGAGTTGTGTTGGTATCCTCAAGAAGATCATGGCCTAGTGCAATACACTGGAGTTCTTCATCAGTCGTGTAAAGCAGATACATCACGGACAAGGGATGCAGGATGTAGGGCTGGCCACTCTTATCGAGTTGTCCCATATGCTTGTACGTAGCCAGCATTAGCATTTGGCTAAGCATTGTTCCACTCATGATGCTAACCAATCTCGAGTGGTGTTCACTGCAAAGACAGATGGATCAGTTTGTATTCCATCGATGCCTCCGTTTAACAGGAACTGTGGCCAGAAGTTGTAGTAAGGCTTGCCAACAAAGATGGCGTAGGACAAACAATTAGCCGTCCCGCCATCGGACCCGTTCCACAGGGCAGCTACTACGTCGCAGTCATCCACCATCTGTTGATTGCGTTGCTGCATGGATGCTTTGGAGTAACCGCCTGTGGAACAGATTTTCACGAGCTCTGCTTTCTCAAGAAGAGCTTTGTAATACAGACGTGTGGCAGATGGCCAAACTTGTTCTTGGCCAATGAAAGGAATGTAAGCACGGAAAGGGATGCTCAGATTGATAGCGGCTTGAGCAAGTGCCATATCCCATCCCTGAGCCATGCCACTGATGACTACGCTAGGGGTGTGTGCCTTGAGAACCGCTTCTGCGAAATGCAGGACCTTTTTGGTCGTCTGCGGGTCATAGCCACCGAGCTTATCAGGGCGATGACCAGTGCCTGCAAGGATCATGACAGCACATAGCCTGTAGCCCATAGCAGGGCTAGAACCACAATTGCTGCAATGAAGTCCGGTGAAGGGGAATAACCGTGTTTCATGTTGCTCGAACCGTGTTGTAGACCCGGGACACTTCGTAGGGAACGGCAGTGTTCGGGTGACCCATGTCTTCGTGGGCCAGAAACATAATCGGGATCGGACGGCTGTATTCCTGTGCCAAGTAAGCCGCTCGAGCACGAGCCTGGTGGAAGTTGTCGCGGAAAAAGCGACCTTCGACATAGTAGCCGGGGCGTTTCATTCGTCATCCTCCTCAGAGCTGGCTTCCTCGTAGTCTTCCTTGGTGTCGAATACAGATATGCCAAACGGGCTGTCGCCCATAAGAGCATCCCGGATATTGGACACCTCTTCATCAGTGAACAGGATGTCCAGGACCTCGCTAGACGCTTCGTCCGCGATGATGATCTTCTTCAGAGCCATGACTCAGATCCTGGTAAGTGCGGTTCCAGAGCGTTCGTAAGCGTTCACACGCTCTGGACGACCATGGATGCGATCCCGGATGACGTCTCTGGTACGGAGGGCCACAGCCTTGTCCAGGACGACATCTAGCGTACACCCGTCGCTAGTCCGAATGAAGTACAGCGGCTGGCCCCGACGCTTGGCGTTCGAGATGGCGATCAGGTCGGCTTCGTCTGAGGAGGCGATGCTGGTTTCGCCACGACCAGAGCGGATCGGCTGGCAACAGATTGTCTGACGAGTGCCAGGAATAAACATGCGCTCCTGCTTCTTGAGTGAATTGAACATGGATTAGCTCTCGGGTTGAAAGGGAATAGAGATTCACCCACAATAAGACGCGGCCGTTTACCTTTAGCGGCCTCCCATTAAGGGTGAGCCCATGCCTGTTGTAGACGTCCGAAACATTCCTACCGTAGTCGAGTTTGCACCCGACAACAAGGTAGTCGAATTCACTGAAACGGATGTCACAGCTCAGGTAGTAGTTGGTCCTACTGTTGTTGAGTTTTCCTGGGGTAGGCTCATTCCTGAACCTGGGCTTCGTGGTGGTGGGGTATTTCAGGGCGATGTGCCCATTGGTCCATGGATCCCAGGTTTGCCACTTAACAGTGAACCTGTTGACCCAGAAAATGATTATCTGATGCTCTGGGATGAGAGTGGTCAGAACCATGTGAGGGTTCCTGCTCAACTGGGTGCAGGAGGTATTGGTGAGATTCCCTGGGCTACTCGAGAAGAGACAGATGCTGGTGTTCTCACAGATAAGGCCCTTAACCCCGATGTCGGTGCTTATGCCTACGACCGTTTTCGATGGGTAGGACAACATTCTGCGGGCAAAGGCACGGCAACGGTTGCACTAGCTCCTGTGACAGGTGTTGTTACGTTAAACGGAGCCTTGTCAAACGTCTTTCGATTGCTGCTTACTCAGAATGTGCAGATGGCCAACCCGATCAATCCGGTGAATGGCCAAACCATTAACATTCATTTGAAGCAGGATCCTACAGGTAACCACACGATCACTGATTGGGGTGACCAGTGGACCTTTGTTAACAAGATCAATCCAGTACTTTCCACAGACGGTAATGCGCATGATTTGCTGTCATGCCAATACAACGAAGTTGATGGAAAAATGCACTGCTCGTTTTTGCCAAACTACGGTGCAGGCTATATTCCTCCGCCCGATATTCCTTTTGAAGATTTTAACTTCCTGAATGTTGGTGGAGGAAACGAGCTTTTTCGAGATGTTGTTGGCATCGATATTAACTTTCGAACTATCGTTGGATCTGGAGATGTAGATGTAACGACGGTTGGCGATACAGTTGTTGTGGCTTATACAGCACCTCCTGTTACTGATTACAGCGAGATGCCTTTCCTAATCTCTGGCGATGTGACGGAATATCCTGGTCTTCTTTATGCTAGACAGCTTGTTGCTGGAACTGGCATTTTGCTTGATACAGGAACAGAAGGGCAGATGATCATTTCATCAGATCTTCAGCCCCTACCTCCTCTTGGAGAAACCGGCCAAGTCTTAGCAAAACTTTCGACCGACGATTTTGATGTGGGTTGGGTTAATCCACCTGAAGGTGGTGGCGGTACGGGCGGATACCCGCCTCAACTTGGTTACGCGGGGATTTAAACATGGCATTTACTGGCAAAGTACTTGGTGATGGGCAGTTACCCACAACCAAGGGAACTCTCTATACCGTACCAGCTGGTACTACGACCTATGTGAAACGCATTTCATTCTTCAATACGAATGCGGCTTCTCAGACTATTTTGGTTTACATCAATCCTGGAGCTACATCGAGAACATGGCGTAGGTATGTTCTAGCTCAGGATGAAGCAGTAGATCTGTTGGATCATGGAGATGCTTTGATTCTGCAAGAAGGAGACTTGATTGAGGCTCATACAACTACGGGCAGTGCTGTGGACTATTTTTTGATGGGTATTGAGGAAACGGCATGAGCGAGTTTAACAGCCAAGGCACAGATAAACAGGTTGATGAAATCAAATCATTTGTTGGCGAAAATGGCATCAACACTGAAGAAATTAATGGAGAGACTCTGATCAAATTCACGATCAATGATCTTCCATTGATTACAGAACTAGATCCGGTAACGGATGAGTTGGTGTTTTATGACACCAGTCTTGCTCAGCATCGTCGTATCAAGCTAATTGATATTCCTACCAGTTCTGAAGAACTCAACACCTTTGAAGTTGATATTCAAACTTTTGGTGGTGGTCAAAATGGTTCAACAGCTGGTGTATTCAACTGGAATAAACCAGTTGGTTGCAAAGCTGTATACATTTTGATGTGTGGAGCTGGTGGGGGTGGTGGAAGTGGTCGTGTTCAACCTGCTACTAGCGGTGCACGAGGAGGTGCTGGAGGAGGTGCAGGCGGAAAGATGGAACATTGGGTTCCTGCTGCCGCTCTTCCAAGTGTTGTAGAAGTAACTATTGGCGCTGGAGGTACTGGAGCTGCAGGAGTATCTACTGACGCTACAAATGGAAATGCTGGTGGTGCCGGTGGATACGCACGTTTTGGCGATGTTTGTTGGGCATCTGGTGGTGATGGTGGTGCTGGAGGTATTGCAAGTTCAACTGTTGGTGGAGCTACTTCTGGTGGTATTCGAGTTTGGAACGGTGCTGATGGTGGAGCCGGTAACGACGGAACTGGTATAGCTGGAACTAATGATTTTTGGGGACCAGGTTCTGGAGGTGGAGGTGGAGGCTTAAATGCCACCTCTGCTACTTCATATTCTGGAG